CTGATATAAGTCTGTCTTCTGATCCAGTTGTCTGGAAGTCGAATAGGAGAGATCCAACACCAATCTCTGTCGCTGGAACGAATCTCTCTTTTGCACCAAATTCAACACCATTAAGATCACCGATTCCGTCATCGCCAATCTTACCGTTACCCTCAGTACCAATACCAAGAATGTAGATAACACCGTGAGTTGTGATAGGTGCGTTTGTTCTGGATATCGAACGACCTTGAAGTTTGATGACAGGGCCAACAGATGGGTATTTCGGAATGAACCTTGTAGTGACAATGCCAGGATCTCCGTATTCTCCACCAGAACTGCCTGGAGAGAGGATAAGACCAGTCTCGATACCAATGTTCCTTTCGATACCATAATGAGGTGTGTAATCGATATCTGGATGATTGAGTTCTCCAGATAGACGCATAACAGCCTTGGAGGACTGTGTAGCGTATGAAAGATTGAGTTTGGTATATCCGCCACCAATAATGTGTAGATAAGTTCCTTCTGGAGGATCGAAACTGGATGCCTCGATAGCAGCTCCAGATATTGTTGTAATACCAGTAGCGGGTGGATTGATAATCCTTCTGTATGTGGTGATTCCAACTCCACTTTCGAGAGTAATAGAACCAGAACCAACAAAGTCTTTAGTTGTTCTCTCTGTAAGAGTTCCAGAGATATCGAATAGGACTGTTCCTTCTGGAGTCTGAGCGATGAATCTCTCATCTGCACCACTAACGAAGTCGAATAGAGATGTTGTGCTACTTGCAACAGCAACTCTCTCTGCACCGATACCAGATACGACAAGTGTACCAGAGCCAGGGAAGGCAGGGGTGTATTGGATATCGCTTGCAACACCTTGAATATTTGCAGTTCCGAATGGGAAGATCGGAGATTGACCCGCCTCTTCGTTGATCCAACCTTGATCCTCATATCCTTTGTTGATTCCACTTTGATGAGTGAATCCAACATCAAATGGTCTGTCTTGAGTGTAAGGTCTACCACCAACAGAACTGAATCCAATAGATCCACGATCCTCAGACTTGGTAGATATGCTGAAGTTGATGTCGTATTGATTATTCTTATCAAATGATGGGAGAACTCCAGCACCACCAACTGCCTCATCATATGTTTGATCCGAAGACTCATTATCAAAGGTAATATTTCCAGCGTCAAGAGAGTCAACAGATGAAAGTCCGATTCCAAGAACGTTGAGAGAGAATCCACGACTGACATCCTCACTAGAAACATTTCCGTAATCTTCGTTCTCTTGACCGAACTTGATTGAGGATCTGTTGTAGTGTTCTGTATTCTTCTCAACAGCAATACCAGTGATATTAAGAGTTCCACCAAACTCATCAGGTGGAAGTTGAATAACTCGTGAGTATGTTTGACCAGCCTCTCTTCCTTGACTGAATGTTCCTGTACCAATACCAGTGATATGTGGAGCAAAGTTGACGTTTGCAACACCAGAGAGATACTGGTAATCTCCAACAAGATATGCCTTGGTGCTGGATTCTGCCGCACCACCAAGTTTGAATAGTGAACCTGATCCTTCTGGTATGAATGGTGTGATAGACTCGGCACCAGTTCCAGTGATGCTGATTTGACCCTCTTCACCGAAGACTGTGTGTTGTACTGCCTGACTGAACCAGTTTGCACCGCTGAAGTTGAAGGCACCTTTGTATGTGGCAATACCAGTGATACCAGAAGACTCGTAAGAAATTGCAGCTGCAACACTGAGATCCTCTGAAAGTAGGAAGGTTGCAGTCGAGATAGGTGGTATTGAAACAAGACTGTCTGTAGCAGAGGATATGCTGACACGGTTTGGATAATGTTCTCCACCGATCTGAACATAATTGAATGCTGGAAGTAAGAATCCCCAGTTCTCTGCTTCCTTCGGTATTGTCTCGTCGTTTGTATTGATTGGCCCCCAATCTTCGTAAGACTGAGTTGGAGTAGCAGTAATCTGACCCCAATCGAGTTCTTCTGTTGTCTGATCTCCAAGAGGTGATACCCAAGAAGGAGTGTAAACAGGGATACCCTGTCGCATCTCTCCAGTAATATCGAAGAGGTTTGTATTTTCGTAATCCTTGGCAATTTGAATATTGGTTGCAGCACCACTGACATGTAGAGTGACTGTCTGTTCGTCTCCCTGTTTGACGAGTTTGATACCAGAAACAGATCCAGAAGGTCTGATGAGAGCCTTATTGGTATCAGGAAGTATAACTGTATTTTCTGCACCAGTTCCAGATATATCGAATAGAACTGTACTAATAACAGTTGCAGGGACGAACGCCTCATCTGCACTACCAGATGCAGTGATTGTATCACCAACACCGAAGATTGTGCTTTGTGGAGCCTGACTGAAGAAGTTCTCTCCAGATACATTGAGTGTACCAGATCCAGCAAATGCAAAGAATCGATCCTCTTCTGCAGCACCTTCTTTCTTGAATGTACCAGCACCATGATACACCCTGACAACAGCATCATCACCCTTAACAGATGTTGCCTGATACTCGTCGAAGAATATTCCGCCTTGTAATTGTTGTTCTATTACACCGTAATCTTCAGCAGATGTAGGTGTGTCTACTATATTTCCGTAACTTACAAATTCTACCTGATCTTCGTCAGAGAATGATCTCTCTTTCGCAAGAGGATCTGTGATAATCTCGTCAAATGTAACATTGAGATTATCGAAGGATGCTCCTTCTCTAACTGTAATTGTGCCGTTATCTTCTTTCTCGAATACGTCAGAAACACTTCTGGCGTAGTTGTATATAACTTTCTCAACGTCAAATAGTCTAGTATCTCCACCCTTCGCTCTAAATGCGTTCTTGATTACAGGGAGATATGCCTCATCATAAGGTGTTGTAGTTGTACCACTTAGACTTAATGTACCACTACCATCATAAGGATAAACTTGGTCTAGATCGGTTACTGATAAGCCAGACTTGGCAATGACACCAGAACCATCGTAGTTTGCTTTTGATATAGATTCGCTTGCAGTCCCAGATGGGATGAAGATGACAGGCCCTGCCGCTCCGAGATCTGGTATGACGACTCTTTCGAGACCGTTACCAAACTCATGAATTGTACCAGTACCAACCCAAGGCGTTACTGCTGACTCTAGTGCAGAGTCATTTACATCAAACAGTACAGTATTTGCGTTCTCTGGAATCCACTGTGATCTACCTCTACCAAACTCATCTCTTCCATCTACCACTTCTATTGGGCCAAATGGTAGTATATCTGCTGTTGCTGTTATTAATCCTCTATCGTTTACAAAGAAAAAATTCTCGTCTCTTTCGGGTTCTACATTTTGATTTATGTCGCCATAGTCAATATTTTCACTAGATCCCACGGTGATATCCCCACCGTCAAATGTAGTGAATACGTCTATCTTCGTATTGTCATAGACGAATACTGTCAATGAGTTCTCCGAATAAAAAGACCCTGCCTTAGTTATAAAGCAGAGTCCACATATTGATATTTAGTGTTTCTATTAGTCGAGTGCGACGTTTAGAGTAATCTTGATTTGGTCTCCATTGTTCTGAATGTTGTATGGGCCGTTTGTGAATCTTTCAGCATACATGATAGAACTGTAAAGAGTCGCAGTGTTAAGTCCAAGATTACCATTTGATGTAGCAGTCAGAGATGGAGTTGTTACAAACTCATCTGCATTTGGTACGTCAAATACGGTGTAAACATTAGATTCAAGAGTTGTATTACCTGTACCAGCGTTAACATAAAGAATGTCTCCAGCCTTTAGTCCGTGGTTAGTAATAGAAATCTTACCAAAACTGAATGTGACTGATGGGTCAGTCGCAACCTGTATGTTATCAACCAGAGGTTTATCAATGTAAATCGTTCGATACGCTCGGTCAATACCAATTATCTTCGTTCCAGTAGCAACACCAGCGTTACCAGCAACGAACTGACCAAGAGTTAGATCATCGATGCTAACCTGTGGGTCAATGGTGATGTAAGAGTTACCAACAATACCGATACATGGGTCGGTGTTATTACCTTTAGTAACTGTGGTTCCAATACCAACACTTGCACCGTGTACAACACCCTGTACTGCGACAGGCATGTTATTTGCACGAGTTACATAGTAACCGTAGATGTTTCCAGCAGGGCC